TTACGAAAAAAACTTTTAAAAAAAGTTTGACAAAAAGTAAACTTTTAAAAAAAGTTTGACAAAACTTTTAGAAAAAGAAAACTTTTAAAAATATAATTTTAATAAAAAAATTATTTATAATTTTTTTATTAAAAGTTTTGTCCTACTTTTCCCAAAAGTAGTAGTTAGATAAATGATTCTTTGATATGTTTAAAAATTCGTTGACTAGTATCTACACATGTTTTAAATAAACTTTTGATATTATCAATATTTGCTTGTGTTTCATCTGCAAAAACAATTCTAATAATTGAATGTTCATCATGAGGATGCTTCTTAATAAATCCAATATAACTTAAAGTCTTTTTATCTTTGAAAAATATTTCGTGTAAAAGATATTCAATAACTTTCCCAATAGTATAACCATACCCATCCAATTTTATATCAAATGAATTATTAATTTTAATTTGATTTGTAATAATTTCAAATTTATCTTCTTCCATTTTTTTTCCAAAAATTTCCAAAGACTCAAATAATACATCACATGATTTTTTTAATATTTCTTCATTGCTATTTATTCCAATAGTTTCTACAATAAAGTCGAAACTATTTTGTATGAAATATCTTTTACTGTCAAGAATATACCAATTTTTCTTTCTTTTTTGAATTTCTTTTTGTGATAACATTAATTTTTCTAATTTTTCTTCTTCTACTGACCACGCTTCGGTTTGTCTTACAGGGTCTTCCGTATTTTTATATGCTGAAGTAGAACAAATATTATATTGTCCACTTTCTTTAGCAGTTGTTACAAATAATTTACATTTAAATTTCAACTTTTGTCCTTCTGTTTTTTTTGAAATTGGTGGTTTTAGCCTTGTAAACAAAATATGTTCTTTCGTAATTTCCGATGGAGGGAATATCTTTTTTTTCAGCTCACTTGAAAAATTTCTATTTGTCGCAGTATCTGTTATTTCAAAATCCTCTGTTGTAATAAATTCGATTGATTCGCTCTTATTTTCTTTGTCCAAAGAAATTATTAAATTATCTATTGGCGTTTTTGTTAAATCTTTAATATGAACGGGAATGCACGCTAATCTTTGTTTTAATATTTCATTCGTAAAAGAAGTTGTATTTTCATAAATAATAATTGAATTTAATTTTTCACTTAATTCATTGTACGGTTCTGTTTTAAATCCAACCGTTTCTATATCGCTTAACAAGGTCCTTCTAATAGCATTAATTATACTAACGTTACAATTATCTATTCTAAAAGAATAGATATTATGATTCTCTTTTTGTTCTGTGATATTTGGTAATTGAAATTTTGTTTCACTCATTTTATATATTAATACTAATGTTATATATTTAAATAAATTAAAAATATTTTCAATTTAATATATTAAAATTTAATAAGTTAAATTTTAATATTCAAAAACTTTTATAATAATAAATGAGTTACGTTTTATATTATAGTAAATATTGTGAAAATTGTAAAAAAATATTATATAAAGTTGGTAAAGATAAAATAAAAAAAGACATACATTTTTTATGTATTGATAAAAGGAAAATTATAAAAGGAAAGGTTTATATTGTTTTAAGCGACGGTAAAGAATTATTAATGCCTGATGAAATAAAAGAAGTTCCAGCGCTACTTCTTTTAAACAGAGGAAATAGAATTATATATGGCAATGAAATTTTAGAATTGTTTAATCCAATTCTAAAAAAAACAACAAAAAATATTAACGGTGGAGAACCTTTAGCATTTTCTAATTATGAAATGGGCGCTGCATTGTCTGATAATTATTCTTATTTAGACCAAAATTCTGATGAGTTGTCTACTAAAGGTGAAGGTGGTTTAAGACAAATGCACTCGTTTGCAACTTATAATTTAAAGGATGAGATTGAAACCCCACCTGAAACTTTTATTTCAGAAAAAATAAAATCTGGAAATGTCTCAAAATTATTAAGTAAATTACAAGAAGAAAGAAATAATGAAATGAATAATAAAAAAATGCCAGTTTGAGTTTCATATTCTTTCACTTAATAATAGTAATTTTATAATTATTTAAAAAAATAAATATAAAATTATTAATTATATGAAAAAAGATAAAAAATTTATATATAAAACATTCAATAACGAATTCAAATTATTTTTATGTTTTTTAATTAATATTTTTAACTCAAATGATGAAATTAAATCATTCAATACAGCAATTAATATGTTAATAAAATATAATCCTACAAAACTTATTTATTTATTTAATTACTACGTAACAAACCCATATGATAATATAATTCAAAAAGGTGATTTTGAATATTTTGAAAATAAAGATTATTCTTCAGATGTTACAGATTTAAAAGAAAATGCCGAATATGTTTTAAACACATATAATAATCTGCGAAAAATTATTTCAAACGAATCACTTGAAAATAAGAAAATTTCTATGAAATTTATTCAAAACTTATCAAGTTTGTCAAAATTATATTATTCGTAATTTTATAAAATCTATTAAAATTTTTATAAAATATCTATAAATTAGTATTTAAATATTCTATTATAGATTAAAATAATATGAATAAAAATGAAATCCCAGACGAGTTCAAAAAAATTGTTAAAGACTTCGTCACTGATATTTTGAATACTTTTCCAGAATATAAAGATAAATTTACTGAAAACGAATTAGAATATTTAAAAAAAGATAAAAACAATGGAAAATTAAAAATAAGTTTTGACTATTTTAAATCTGTTTACCCGGAGAGATTTTTTGATATATTATATGAGAACGAAGAATTATTTACTGATAATACTAAAAATACAAAATTTTTTGAAAACATAGAATTTAAAGATATTTGGAAAGAAAATATCAGCGAAAATACCAAAAACATTATATGGAAATATTTACAGTTAATGTTATTTTCTTTGTCAAAAAATATAGATGGTACGGATACATTCGGAGATACCGCGAAAATGTTTGAAGCTATTAACGAAGATGTATTAAAAAATAAGTTAGAAGAAGTAATCTCATCCATGAATGATGTATTTGATATATCAAGTAATAATAAATTTGAAGAAATGATGAAAAACATGGATGTTTCTGGTATGCCAAACATGGCGCAAAACACTGATGGAATGGCTAGTATGTTTGAAGAAATGATGAAAAACATGGATGTTTCTGGTATGCCAAACATGGCGCCAAACATGGCGCCAAACACAGATGGAATGGCAAATATGTTTGAAGAAATGATGAAAAATATGAAAGGTAATATGAAGGGAAACGTTGACGTTTCCGGTATACCTAATCCCGAAGATATTCAAAATCATTTAAATTCTTTGATGGGTGGCAAAATTGGTAAATTAGCAAAAGAAATCGCAGATGAAACCGCATCAGAATTAGATATAGATACAAATAACATAAACGGTGTTGGTGACATTTTTTCAAAATTATTTAAAAATCCTGGACAACTAATGAGTATGATTAAAAAGGTTAGTTCAAAATTAGACCAAAAACTTAAGTCTGGTGAAATAAAAGAAGCAGAATTAATGAAAGAGGCTAATGATTTGGTAGAAAAAATGAAAAATACACCGGGTATGAAAGATATGGAAAAAATGTTAGGAAAAATGGGAATGGGAGGGAAGGGAGGGAAAGTTAATATGAATATGTTCCAATCAATGATGAAAAGTAATATAAAAAAATCATCTCAAAAAGAAAGAATGTTAAATAAATTAAATCAAAGAAAACAAGAAAGAGACATTATGGAAAAAATTAAACAAGCACAAAGACAACCGTCGCAGAAAGATATGCAAGACTACGATGAATATATACAAAAAATATTTAAAGTAGATGAGAAAAAAATAAAAAAAAGTAAAATTAAGAAAAAAAAGAAAAAAAAGAAAAAAGGCAAAAAATAAGTAATATTCAAATTTCAATATATATATTTCAATAAAATATATATATATATATTATAATGACTTTAGGAAATAGAAAACCACGTCGTTCGAACACAAGTAGAACGCGTTCTAACACAAGTAGTAGGCGTTCTAACACAAGTAGAACGCGTTCGAACACAAGTAGAACGCGTTCGAACACAAGTAGTAGGGGTTCTAACACAAGTAGTAGGGGTTCTAACACACGTAGTAGGGGTTCTAACACACGTAGAAAGAAGAAAAGAAGAAAGCGTTCTAACACAAGTAGAAAGAAGATAAAAAGAAAGAAGAGAAAAAAAAAATCCAGAAAACGCGCTAAAAGGGCCAATCAAAATAAAATAATTGCGTATTTAAAAAATATCGATACTGAACAAATACGTAATTTGGTTAAAAAATATGAACAAAAGAATAAAAAAATATCAATGTTTTATTTAACCGAATATAATGAAAAAACCAAACAGATTAAAGGTGAAAAAATGTTTATGGGCGATTTTATTAACAGATTAAAAAAAGATATTAATGAAACAGATTTTATTAATCAATGTAAATTGATAAAGAAAAGGGGGAAAGGGCAATTCGGTGGTGGTTTGATTAGTGCAAACTTATTTGTAACATTATCCAATATAACAATGGTAATATCAACAATATACATTGTTTGTGTAGCTGATTCGGCAGCACTAACTGGGTTAACAGCGGGATTTTCAGCATTATTAACAGGACAGTGCAATAGTTTCGCAGAGTCGTCGTTTAGATTAATTGGTTTTGGAAACCCGGTTTGCAACGCTTGGAGTTCTGTTGTTGGAAATTTGTTGCTCGCCCTTGGTGGTGACCCATTAGCTATAACCAAAGTTACAGGTATAGTTGTCGTTATAATGAAATCTCCACGATGGATCCCAAGACTGCATGGTGCATTTCTAAAAAAACTTGCAAATGTATTTGTTCTCGGTGGAATGATGGACCAAGATGAATTTGATAAACTTGATGATATAACTAACCTTTTACCAACCCTAACCGGTCAAGAACGAACAATGTTAGAGTTAGAGGATATTGACATGAGTGATGTATTTTAATAATTTATTTTATAATAAATACTATATATAACTTATGACCGAAAAATTTTGGATTTATGATATATCTCAATTATTTAATTCAAAAAGAATTATGGAATTATGGCCGTATAGATATAACACGGTCGAAAGACAATACAACGCAATAACACGATTGATTATTTATTTAACTATTTTAGGATATTTTATTACACAATCTTTCAATATGATAGTGTCCTCAATAATAGTTATACTGGTTTTTATAATACTTTATCATGTTCAATCTAAAAATAAGGAAGGTTTCAATAATAAAGAGGAAATAAATGTTTCTGATTTTAAAAATATTATGAAAGATAATTATACCTTTCCCACAAAAAAAAATCCTTTAATGAACGTTATGATGGATGATTATAAATACAATAATAAAAGAAAACCCGCCGCTCCATCGTATAATGAATCTATTTTAAGAAACATAAATAGTAGAGCACAAGAACCCGAATTATTAAATCAATTAACAGACCACCAAAAACTCTATAGAGATTTAGGAGATAATTTAACTTTTGAACATACCATGAGAAATTTTCACACTATGCCTAATACTAAAATACCTAACGACCAAAGAAAGTTCGCAGACTTCTGTTATGGTAACATGGCTTCTTGTAAAGACGGCGACGATGTCCAATGTAGCAAAAATATGCGACGTTTAGGCAACGCAATGTTTTAAATATTTTTTTTATAGTTTTGTAAAAACTTTAAAAAAAATATAATAATAAAAAAAATATTATAATACATATATACAAATGGCTAGTTTATACAATTTTACTTTTGATAATTTAACAAGAATCGGTGACGACGTTTGTGGTTTATCCGAAAGAGATATCCAAAATAATAACTTTGGAACTTACTCAACGCAAAACTATTTCGAAAAATACTGTGGTATGAAACAACCCATTAAATTCGCTACACAACAACCAAATGTATTTTTTAAAGGTGGTTATGGCGTTGTTGGCGCAGGCGGATGCAACGTTGATAGCGACTCCAACTTGCGCATTGGTTCTATCCAAACCAACCCAAAATGCCGCATTAGTCTTCACGAAAGACCATTCAAAACAGTTCCTTATTTGGCAAAGGGAAGACCGCAACCAGTTAAAGAATCTAGACTACAACAGGGTATTTATGTCGGAGATAAAAAAAGTTGCAAAAATGTCACTGAAAAATCATTTAGAACAACCGAAATTGATTTAGTACCCTCTTTACGTGAAACTATTCAAAATCCTGATAATTTAATTGAAGATTCTGCTAACAAAGGATGGGTGCGCGGCGGAATTCCTTCAAGAGAAATTACCAGAGACAACGATTACTTTAACCGAAAACGCAACTAAATCACAATAAAAATTTTAAGTATTATGCACAACCCCAAATAATTTGAAATTATAATTCCAAATTATTTTATAATAAACATAAAAATTTATTATTATAAAATGATGAAATACAATTTCGATTATAAAATAAATTATAGAGAGAATTTTGATGAAAAATCCCAAAACACTTCAGACACACTTTATAGAAAAGATATTATAAACGTTTTCAATATGAAAAATTCCCGGTCGGCCAGTTTCAAAAACAACGATGATATCTTTTTTAAGACGTTGTCAGATAAAGTAAATGAAATTTATAAAGAGTTAAAAAACCATCAACAAATAGATAAGATTTTGAACAAATTAGAAGAAACCATGACATTGCCTTTCAAAATGGAAAAAGATATAATTTTCTTATATCTATTTCGTTATGATTTGTTTTATTTATTCCACAAATGCTTACAGGATTTCAATATTTATGCCGAAATCACAGATGATAATTACAAATTACTTTTAAAAAACATTCAATAATTCTCTCCATCATTTCAATTTGTTAAAATAATTTATTAAAATTATTTTAACAAATTATTTATTAAAATTATTTTAACAAATTATTTTATATTATAAATATATCAATGGCATCGACAAGTTTAAAAAATTTACCCGGATTGTATTGTAAAGAAACAACTGCAAATAGAATTAATAGTGATTATTTAGTATTTAAAAATAAAAAAATTCCAAAAACTTCCGCATTTCCTGACTTGGGTATTAATGTAGGAAATATGGCGGGTGGTTATACGCATAATATATTATCTAATAATACAGCTGATTTAGAAAGTTATCTGTTTGGAATAGGAACTAGTAATTTAGTAAAAACATTCAATAAGCCAAACCCAAAGTTGAATAAATTAGATAATTTGAAATTCTTCGAAAAACCAGGTTATAATATGCCAAATCCACTCGTCATTGAAAATAGACAACGACCTACA